ATGCACCCCAAGGTCTATTACGACCTGATGGAGCGTCGTGCGATCGACATGATCTACGACAACACTGGCGCGCCTGACACTTCCGCTGATTCCGGTTCTACTGCCCCTGCTTTTGGCAGTGTGCAGGTTCCAACCTTCATGGGTCTGCGTGTGATCGTGTCTGCTGATGTGCAGACTGCGAACTCTGGTGCTTCCACTGAATACGCGACATACCTGTTCACGCAGGGCGCTGTCGGTTCTGGCGAGCAACTGGGTCTTCAGACTGAAACTGATCGCGACATTCTCGCCAAGAGCGATGCAATGTCGATTGATCTGCATTATGTCTATCACCCGATCGGCTCTAAGTTCTCAACCTCTGTTTCCAACCCAACTCGGGCACAACTGGAAACCGTTGGCAACTGGACCAAGGTTTACGAGACCAACAACATTGGGATCGTGCGGGTTACCAACACAAGCAACCTTGACTGAGGTAACTAACCATGGCATCCATTTTTGAGGCAACAGCTGGCAGCCTTATTGGTCCAGCAACTGGCGGTACTGTCACTCAGGCCACCAACAAAGCAACTGCCGTGACTCTCAACGCAGAGTCCGGGCAGATCACTATGAACGGCGCTGAGCTTGCTGGCGCTGCTGAAGTGAGCTTCCAAGTCAACAATGACAAAATCTCAGCCACTGATGTGGTTGTGGTTAATCACAGTTCTGCTGGTACTGCTGGCAGCTATCTGGTTCAAGCCAACAGCATCGCTGCTGGCTCGTTCAAGATCACTGTGGCAAACGTTGGCTCAACTGCTAGCGAAGCCATTGTGCTGAGCTATGTGGCTCTGAAGGGCGCTAGCTCCTGATGGGTCTGTTCGCTTTTCGGCGAATGAAAGAGCGTGAGGCTGCTGCGGAAGCGGCGGCCTCTGCCTCTATCAAGCCGACAAAAAAGACTTCTACTGTGAAGCCCGATGGCAGTATCAATCAACGCAACAGCGGGCGACGCAAACGCCAACAGCTACATCTCGCTGACGGAAGCTGACGCTTATGTAGACGCGATGATCAGCAGTGACGATGTTTCCAAGTGGAGCACAGGCACTGATGACACGCGCAACCGTGCTTTGGCAGCAGCAACACAGCGACTTGATCGGGAAAGATTTTTAGGCGCACGGGCGACAGATACGCAGGCACTGCAATGGCCGCGCACTGGTGTTCGTAAACCTGACACGTACGTCAATACCTATGCAACAGGCTTTCCGTTTCGGATTTCAGAGGATTATTTCACCGACACGGAAATTCCTGATCAGATCAAGCGCGCTCAAATTGAGCTTGCTGTCTACTTAAAGAACAACGTTGACGGCATTGGGCTAAGTGGCCTTGAGGATTACAAGCAGGTTCAGATTGGCAGCCTGAACGTCACGCCTGACAAGACTGGAGCCGTTGGCGCTGATCGCGTGCCGCCAATGTTTGAAAGGTACTTGACGAGCCTTAGAATTAGCGGACCAGGCAACATCGCAATCCGCCGGAGCTAATCATGGGCATGGGTTATTCGCCTTCTAAGGCGACGATTATCACCGACACTGCTGCCCATACCGGCAGGTTCTACAAGGTTGAAGCCCTTAAGAACTCAGTGATTGCGGCGATGACTTCTGACAGCATCACAGAGAACGGATCAGGCGCACCGTCTGCAATTGACATTCATCACGGCGCTTGTATTGAGGGAGTGATTTTCACTTCAATCACGCTGACATCAGGCCACGTTGTTGTTTATAGCGTCTGATGAGCATCGCTAAGTCTCTGGAGAAAACGGCCAGCAAGGTGATTGCCAAGCTGGGTGGCGAGGTAACGATTCGTTACGTTACGCCTGCTGCTTACAACACGACAACTGGCACTTCAACAGAGAGCACAAGCGATATTGAGTTGAAAGGTGTTGTCGAAGATGTAAGGCAATCTGAGGTCAATGATTTGATCCAATCAGACGATCGTCGCTTGACTGTGGCGGCAAAAGACGTCACCACAACGCCTGGAACAAAAGACCGCGTTGTGATTAGCTCTGTTGTGTATCAAATTATTAGCGTGAGCACGATTGAGCAAGACAGCACGCCATTGACTTATGAGTTGATTTTGAGGTCTTGAGATGGCACAACGGATCAAGCTTGAAAACGTCGGCAAGTTTGTCGAAGGCGAATACAACAAGCTGATCAAGGCTGCTGTTGCCGAAACCTATAAGTCGTTAGTGCAAAAAAGTCCTGTTGATACTGGTCGATTTAAGGCGAGCTGGGCTGTTGGCCAAAACAGTGCAACGTTTCAAGGCGAACCGGCTGGCAAAAGCTCTTACCCAAAGCCAAACCCTGAAGAGCCAAGAAAAATTGGCTACGACAAAGAAAAGGCTGGCAATACTTATGTCATTTACAACAACCTGCCGTATGCAGAAAAGCTAGCCAATGCACCGCTTGGCCAAGGCAGCAGCATTCAAACCAATGGTCCTGGTTGGGTTGCAGCAACGTCAAAGCGTGTGCAACGTCTAATTCCTACGCTTGCAAAGCAAGTTGAGGCAGAGTCATGAGCAGCACTTACAACGACGTCAGGGCTGCGATTGAAGGCCGCATTGCAACGGAGATGGCAAACTCTCCAGCAATTCAAGTGGCTTATGCCAATGTTCCGTTTACGCCGCCTGATGCCGACAGCTGGGTGCAAGTGCAGCTTCAGTTTAATGAAAACGAGTATTTCACATTGCAGGCCCCAACAACAGGTTTCAACCGTCAAACCGGCGTTGTTGTTGTCAACATTTTCACCGCAATTGGCGTTGGTACTGGCGCTAATTACACAATTGCTGAGCGCGTAAAAGACCTGTTTGATCGCGTCACCGTTAGCAACATCACGTTTGATGCGGCTTCAGGTCCAACGGTTATTCAGCCTGCAGCGCCAGAAGCTTACTTTCAAACGCAGCTAAGCGTGACCTTCGACGCCTACTTACAATAAACTGGTGAAAGCCGTTACCGTTCATCACCATGGCTACTGTTTTGTCCGGTACGTCCGGCGCCCTTTATTACAAGCCTGCTGGCACTGACAGCACTTTTAAAGCTGCAGATGTCACCAGCGGCAGCAACAACATCAACGTTGGAACTTTCCTCAACTTTAAAGTTGACGATAAAGTTTCTTTTGGCACCGGAACCGGCGGCACTTTGCCAGGTGGTTTAGCGGCAGGCACCCCGGTCTTTATTAGGACTTACGCCGCAGCGACTGGCATCGCCACTTTTGCTGCGACGGCTGGTGGCAGTGAATTGACGTTGTCTAACGACGGCACTGACGGCACAACTCCGTTCACAATTAAGTTTTCAGAGTTTCAGTCTGTTGGCGATTGTCGCGAATGGTCTTTTGAAGTAACTCGCGAAGAGCTTGATACAACCACCATTGGTCAATCTTTAGGTCAGCAAGCTCCGTTCCGTACTTTTATCACTGGATTTGGTGATGGCACGGGATCGGCCACTGTTTATTTCACAGACGACGACTCAACTATTGCGAATCGTCTGATTGAAGATGTTGTGCAGCGCAAGCAGGTTGGTGCAACCTTCAAGCTTTACACCGACGCTGTTCTTTCGTCTGGAACGCCAAACGACACAGCCAGCACTTCAATCGAAGTGCCTGCAACGATTACGTCTGCATCGTTCACGGTCAATCCTGACGATCCACAAGCGGTTGAAATTAGCTTCCGCCCAACCTCAGCGCCTACTTTCGACTTTGCTCGTTCCTGACAATTGTCGGTTTAGGTTTTGCCCCTGGCTTGTGCCGGGGGCTTTTTTATGTGTAAAGTGTCAACGAACGGCAATTATTTTGTGCCTAGCGCTCTTGATCGGCTGAAAAAGGCTGCAAATCTAAAACCAGTCAAAAAAGTCGTAACGCTTCGGGATGGATCAGCGTTTGAGTTTTGGCGCACACCATTGACGATGGCCGAGCGTGAACGCGCTCAAAAAGGCACGAAAGATGATGTGAACGCTTTTGCTTTGCAACTGCTGGTTTTGAAAGCGCAAGACGCAAACGGTGAGCGCTTGTTCTCTAATGGCCAGATGGCTGAGCTAAAGCATGACGTGCGCGACGCTGATTTACAGGCGTTGATGCTTGCGGTGATTGAAGAGGATAGCGATGAGGCTCTTGACCCAAAAGGCTCAAAGCTGAGCTGAAGAAAGACAATCTGCTTAGGTTGCAGCTTGGCGTTGCGAAAGAGCTTGGTTATACGTTGTCGAAATTGATGCGCGAGGTGACGCTAGAAGAGTTAATGATTTGGTCAACTTATTTTGGTGTTCTGAATGAAGAGCAAGAGGCGGAAATGAAACGCGCGAAGCGTAGGCGCTAAAGTTGAGCGATGGTGGCGTTGAGTTATGGCAATTGCACGGGTTGGCGTTGAGCTAGTTACAGGCCCTGCGGTTGCTGCTGCGAAAAAGCTGCAGGTAAGTGTTGGCAAGGTAGAAACTGCCGTTAAAAAGCTTGTCCCTACGAACAAAAGAGTAGAAGCAAGCTTCCGGTTGATGGGGATGAAAGCCAACAAAGCGCTTGATAACGTTGAAAGATCAGCAAAAAAAGCAGGCCGTGCCTTAGGTGGTTTAAAGGGCTTAATTGGTGGCGTTGCTGTTGGTTTTCTCGCTGTTCAGGCTGCGCAGGCGGGCATTGCTAGAGCGGAATCAGAGCGCAGGATTAAATTTTTAGCGCGAAGTTATGGCGAGATGGCCGAGCTGCAAGCTGCAGCAACGGCATCGGCTGAAAAGTTTGGATTAGGCCAAACAGAAGCCAATAACGCTCTTGCAAATACTTACGCACGATTGCGCCCGGTTGGAGTGTCTTTGAAGGACATCACCAGCATTTACAACGGCTTCAATACAGTCGCAAAACTGAGCGGTGCAACTTCTGTTGAAGCGTCCAACGCCTTTACGCAGCTTGCTCAAGCATTAGGCAGCGGAGCTCTAAGAGGCGATGAATTTAATAGTATTGCCGAGCAAGTCCCTGGATTGCTGACGGCAATTAGCAAGGAAACCGGCGTTGCTCAGGGAGCGCTACGAAAGTATGCAGCAGAAGGGAAGATCACAAGTGACGTTGTACTTAAAGCGTTAAAGCGAATCGAAACGGAAGGCGCGGGACAGTTAGAGGAGGCATTAGGTGGCCCAACACAGGCAATTAAAGAATTTCAAAATGCAACCGAAGATGTTCAAGTAGCGCTTACGCAAGACATTGTTCCATTATTAGCTGAAGCGTTTAGAGGATTAGCAGAGCTAATTGTCAACCTTGAAGGGCCAATTCGCTTCATTGGAGGCGTTGCGGCTAATACTCTTAATCAAATTAACAGCCTAATTGTTGCAGCAACAAACCCTGGCGCTGTTTCCGCCAAACGTGACTTAAAAGCAGGAATGCTCCCGTTAAATGTTGCGGGTGCAGAAGAACTGTTTAAAGGCACTGGTCCCGGAGGCAAAGGGCTTGCTGGCATGAGACAGGAGTCGACGGAATTAGCAAAATTACGCGGTCAAAACAGAAGAGACATTTTGCTTGAGTTAATGCAAAACCGCCTGAAAACTATGGAGGCGCCAGCTCAGGCGCCATCAAGCGCGTTTAAGCCAAGCACTTTTACGCTTAGCGGCATTGGCGACGGTACTCGCGCAAGCGGCGGCAGTACCAAAGCAGCAAAAGAGCGGCTTGATATTACTCAAAGAATGTTTGACCTTGAAAGCCGTTTAATTGAGGCAAAGCAGCAAGGTTTTGAACGTGAAGAGGCAACGTTGCAGTTGATGATTGAACGTCAAAGGATCGCAGAAAGTGATTTAATGCCTCGTGAAGCTGCCCTTGAGTTACTGCAGGCTGAGGCAACGTTTCTAGAGAAGATTAAAGGTATTGATCAGGAGATTGCAGATCAACGCAAGTCTGCTCAGGAAGACGCACAAAAAGCGTTTAAAGAGTTTATGGAGGCAGAGCGAGAGGCGGCGCAAAAACGCCTTGAGGCTGATCCTTTCTTCCAGATGAAGAAACAGCTAGAAGAGCTTGTCAAGGTTGAAAATCAAGTTGCTTTAGGTGCAACAGCAATTGGCAATGCGTTTGCTAGTTCGTTTAAGTCGTTGATTAATGGCAGCAAGAGCGGCAAAGAAGCCTTAGCGGACATGATGTCATCGATTGCTGAGCATTTTTTAGATATGGCCGCGCAGATTATTGCGCAACAGATCGCCATGATTTTGTACGGCACGATTATGAAAGCGCTCGGCGTTTCAATGCCTGGCGCTGGCGGCGGTGGCGGCTTAGGGATTGGCGGCGGTGCTCAATTTGGGACACCGCTGCAAACAACAGGCTTTTTTGCTGATGGTGGCTTTGTAGACAAGCCGACCAATGCTGTTATTGGCGAAGGCTCTGAGCCTGAGTACGTCATTCCTGAAAGCAAGATGCGTGAAAGCATGGCGCGTTATTCCCGTGGCTCTCGCGGTTCTTCTGTTATCCCTGAAAACGGCGGCGGTGGTTCTGAAGAGGGCGGCGGCACTGCTGTTGCCGCTCCAATCGATGTTCGCTATAGCGTTGAACGGATCAACAGCGTTGATTACGTCACTGCTGATCAGTTCCAGCGTGGAATGCAAAGTGCTGCAGCGCAAGGCGCAAAGCAGGGCGAGCAAAGTACGCTGAAGCGATTGCAAATGAGCGGTAGCACTCGCCGGAGGCTAGGACTGTGAGCCAGTATTACTTTGGACATGTTCTCAGGATTCAAAGAGACATCAATGGTGCCGTAACGACCACCCAGCAATTTCAGAATTTTAAAATCAGCCAAAATTTTGCTTATACCGGATCAGATGGCGTCAGTCGTTCGTATGGCTTTGCGCCTTTTGGGTTTTCGGGTGTCACTGTTAATAGATCAGGCGACGGGCTTGAGGCAACTTTGGTTTTCCCGAACAACAGCATTACGCGTTCATGGGCTGTGGATGCGATCGAGTTGAATTATGTGATGGAGGTTGATGTCTTGATCACTGATGAGAGCGCAGAGGAGTCAACGTTTATGACTGCGCATAACTATGCAGGTCAAGTTATGGGCGGCCAATGGGACAACACGTCTTTAAACATTCAGCTAGGCACGGTTTTGGATGCTGTTGGAACTGATGTGCCTAGGAGATCACTGACGCGCCAGCTTGTAGGGAACTTGCCTTTGACTAACAATGTCCGATTGCGGTGATCTGATTGGGATGCCTTACCGGCTAGGCGCTGACGGTAGCGATGGCCATATTGATTGCATCCATCTTTGCTACAAGGCATTGGAACGGATGGACATTGAGGCACCACCGTTTAAGCAATCGTGGTATAGCGACAGCAAGTGGTCTATCTGTCGCGACTTAATGCGTTGGGGTTCTCGTGTCGAAAAGGCTGCGTATGATGGAGACATCCTGCTGCTAGCGCAGCAATCCTGGGCATTCGCAGTCACATGGCAAACGGGGATTCTCTACATAAGCCCAATGTCAAAGAAGGTGCAATGGTCTTCGGCCCGACTGTTTACGACGTACCACTGCTTCCGTACGAAAGGGAACTGATAAAAACGATTGGGATTACTGAGGAAGAATATAAAGAATTTACAGCTGAAGTTCGTCGCAGGGGCAATGTTCGCCCTGCAGAGTATGCTCACATTCCCGACATTCGTTGCGATCCTGTCACGACTACCGTTTTGGTCAGTCTTGCTGTCGGTTTAGTCCTTACAGGTGTTTCGTATTTATTGACGCCAAAGCCAAAAATGCCTAGCGCGTCTGATCGCAAAGGTGGCGGAAGCGTTGATCTTGGTGACATCACCGGAACAAACCGCTTTACGCCTTCGCGTGGCTTTGAGACGTTATCTGAGCTGGCTGATTATGGCTCACCCGTTCCAATTATTTTTGGTCGTTACGATCAAACAGAAAAGATTGGTGGAATGCTTGTCACACCCAAATTGGTGTGGTCGCGAATGTTTAGTCATGGCACCTTGCAGCGTGCCGCCCTGCTTTATGTCATTGGTGAGCAAGGGTTAGGGCTTGGGATTGATCCGCCGGAGTTAGGGGGTATCTTTCTCGGCAACAATGCTTTAGACGCTATTTTTGAAAACTTCTTTGCTTTTTACTGGGCAAAGAACAGCAAAGATACGCCAAGGATTCGCGTTGAGGATCTGAAATATGGAACGCGAGGGACTGTTGCCAGTGGCGACCCTGGGGCGGGGTTAAATTCTGCAAATGCTGAGGTTTTTGTCGCTCCAACACCAGACTCAACCAGAAGCGTTGCATTTTGCCAGGCGTTTTCTCCGGCCAACAATACTCAATTTGGCGTATATGACGCGATTGCTAATGGAACGGCGTTTCGACTGAATTACGAAATCGTCAACATCTTCGACAAAACAGCTGAAGACGACGCTAAACGAGGACAGGCATTGTCACGCCTAAAAATTATTGGCGATAAAAATTACCAGAGAGACGATGACGTCAGAATGGGCAGTGATGACCATGTTGAGGAAATTTTCGACCAAAAGCATAGAGGCAGAGGTCGCAATTACAGCCCGCGCATGGGCATTTACAAGATCCAAAAAGGCAACACAGAATATACCATAACCAACAATCAGCTGGAGAGAACCATCAACCCTATTGCTGTTGGTGATAAGGTATTTTTTAAAATTAGCGCCTCAAGAGTCAATAATGATTTTTACTTTAAAGATGGCAAGGGCGAAAGCGTTGACGACATCAACAGCTCTGTTAAGGAGTTGCAATTACACGCAGACGATGCGCTTGTTCTGGGCGAGCAGTTTGAAATAGGCGGTTGCATTTTTAAAGTAATTGAAAGACGTTTGGATAGATTTGAGCCTGCCAACAGGCAGGATCAAGAAGTCGTTTTGGAGTGCATTGAAAGCGCTTATGCTTTCTCTCAACGAGTCGGAATGGTCAGCTCTGACAAAGTAATTGCGCCAAAAGACGACTACATTGGAGACAGCTTTCCTGGTAAAGACGAGGACAAAAACAATATCCAGGAAGACTTTTACCCTTTGATGAGGGTAGCAATTGGTCATGTTCGCAATAATCGTCCAGCCGTCACGACTGAAATTGGACTTAAAAGCACTGTCTTTCAACAACTCAACGGGCTTTGCTCTTTTCCAAGCTTGCCGTCGCCAGATGAGATCCAAGATTATGACGAGTCCAGCGTCAACGTAAGAACTGGTCGAAATAGCTCATATATCGTCAGAACGTCTGTATTCCGCGTTTTCCTAAGAATTGCTGGCGACTCTGATGGCAAATTTCATGAGATTACGTCAGGAGACAGCTCTGTATTTTTTGCCGTAAGAGGTCGCCGCCCAATTGCTCAATATACGTTTATTCGATTCACCTTGGTTGATCTTGAGGCAACGCCTCTTGAATTTAAATTTGTTCAAGCCTCTGCAGCCAGCTTGATCAGAGTGCCAGATAGTCAAATCATCTACGACATATCGCAAACTCAGGGCGACAAGGCATCTAAAACTGCACAAAGCATTTTTGCATCAGTCGGTGGAGGGATTGGCAGGATTAATCTTTCATTTCCAGGAGCAGCAGTTGAAAAGCAGCACATTCTCGAAAATAGTGAGTTTTACCGTGCGCCGCGTGAACTAACCGAAAGTTCAACCACTGCAAGGCCGCAAGCTGCAACAATCGTCACAAACCTGCCTGATCCTGGTGAATCAGGAGATTCGATTACGTTAGATTCAACGCTGACAAAATTAGCTGGTCAGCCTGGCAATGTAGGCAGTAGAGATACGGCTGGATTAACTGGCGCGTTTTTATATGAGATCGGGAAAAGCGCTGGGGTTTACGCGACAAACACTCCGCTAGGCAGCACGGTTAGCTTTAAAACCACTGAGTTTATAGACGGCGATCCAAAAAAATGGGTCGTTTGTCAATGGCAATTAGAAGTTATCAAGCTGGCAGCAGATCATTTTGCAGTCGCAAATCAAGGTGGAAATCGCCGAGCTTGGTCAATTAAGAGAGTCAAGGTTCGTGGTTCTGGGATTAACTTTAGACAGGGAGAGCAATTTAGGATTTTAAGGGGCCAACGAAGCACTGAAGCGCATGGAACTCAAGCAAATTATGGGAGTGACAATCCATATAGGGTCAAGGCTGGTGTGAGCAACTTGCGTTGGAGCGGCAACGTGTGGGTGGTGCCTTCAGTCAGCCGTGTAGACCCTGTTGTCGGTAGGGCTCAAGGCTATAGACATGTGATTTTTGGAGCGGCTACCAACTATTCGGTTGGTCATAG